TCACCATTTCAGGCGGTGGCGGCACAAATGCTGCTGGTACAGCCATAATTAGTGGAAATGTGGTCACACAAGTGGTGATGACAAATCCTGGAACGGGCTACACAAACACTTCAAATTTAGTGGTAACCATTAGCGGTGGCGGAGCTACAACTAATGCCGTTTTACAAGGCATCGTTAATACCACACAAAACGTGGGAATAGCTACTTTTTCGGGAAGGGTGTGGGTAGCACAAGGAAGAACCGTTTATTACAGCGCTGCGGGTCTTTATAGCGATTTTACAAGCGTTTCTGCTGGATCGGTAACCCTTACAGACTCGACATTACATGGAAATATACAGCAACTACTTTCTGCTAATAACTTTTTGTATATTTTTGGTGATGATTCAATCAACGTGTTTTCGGATGTTAGGGTTACTACTAGTGGTACTACTATATTTACAAACACAAACGTAAGCGCTTCTGTAGGATCTAAACGCCCTAATGCCATCTTTCCGTATTTTCGTTCTGTGCTGTTTATGAACGATTATGGGGTGTACGCCCTTGTAGGTTCTACCACTTCCAAACTATCCGACAGTTTAGATGGTATGTTTCCTAACATTGACTTCACTAGTCCTGTTTACGCTGGTCAGGTTTTGTTAAATAACATTCTTTGCGCTGCATTTAATTTTAGATATTACGATGCCGTATTTACTCAAAGCTACCGCTATATTCAAGCAGTATTTTTTGAGAAAAAATGGTTTTTAACTAGTCAAAACGATAGTCTTGCTTATATTACCTCTGTACCTGTTGGCGGTAAAGTGACTTTATACGGGGTATCTGGTCAAAACTTGTACCAGTTATATGCAAACTCTACCGCTACTATTACTAGCCGTATTCAGACTGCTTTAATGCCAATGGGTGACCCCATTAGAACTAAACAAGCGTTAAAATTTGCTATTGAAGCTACTAACAGTAATGTGGTCGCATTATCGGCTACTGTTGATAGTGAAATTGGTTCTAGCCCTGTGTATCCATTGTCTAGCGCAATTATTTGGCAAAACAATTCGTTTGTCACAATTCCTTGGACAAATTATCTTGGATCAACAATTAACTGGGATTCTGTGGGCTACGAATTATATAAATCGGATGCTTCCCAATATGGAAAATATCTTGGTTTGACTGTAACATCAAATAGTGCGGGATTTGTCTATAACGGCTTTGAATTTGAACATGAACTAAGAGTGAGATTCTAATGACAGTACCCTATACTTTTGCAACAGCTACTACAGCCCTACCGTTATCTCAGCTAGATACTAACTTTGCTACGCCCATCACTTTGGGCAATACTGCTGTTTATTTGGGCAATACTACCAGCACTATTTACAATTTAGCGCTTGGAAATGTATCTATCCTTAGCGGATCAGTTATTTTAACCAACGTAACAACTACAAATGCTACTGTAACTAATCTTACAAGTTCAAATGTAGCTATTACTGGTGGCACTATAAGCAATGTAGCACTCACTTTAGATGCTATTAACGGCACTCCAATAGGAAACGTAACCCCTTCTACTGGTGTATTTACTACCGTTAACTCTAGCACTTATGTTGCAAACGCCACAATTACAGGTTCTTTAAGCGCTGGTGCGTACAGTTACGGAACTTTAGGGTACTCAGACGTAAACATTTACGCTTCTTACACCTCATCTGCCAATGCTTATACGCAAACTATTTTGCAAAACATTGGATCTGGCACAGCATCTTCAGCCGATTTTATTGTAAGTAACAACAGCGGTACTGCATCCACCTATTATGGTGACCTCGGTATTACTAGCTCAAACTATAATACGCCAGGTCAAAACATCATCAATACCGCAAATACTGTTTATTTGCAATCTGTTAGCACACCATTGGCTATTGGTACATTAAATTCCAATGCTCTTAGCTTTTACACAAATAGCACTCTAGTTGGCGCATTTAGTGCTGCTGGAGGATTTTCCACAGTAAATGATGCTTCTATTCATGGTCTTACTGTTGGTTTAGGTGGTGGTAGTATTTCTAATAACACCGCTTTAGGTTATAACTCCCTTTATTCAAATACAGCAGGTGGTGGAAATAATGTTGCGATAGGTACAAATTCTGCATATAACAATACAACTGGATACGATGTAGTTGCTGTTGGTTCAAATTCTGTGTATTCAAATACAATTGGTAATGAAATAGTTGGTATTGGTTATAAAGCACTTTATTCAAATACTACTGGTGCGGCAAATATTGGAATAGGCTCATTTGCACTTCAAGCAAACACCACCGCATCTAACAACACCGCAATAGGCTATCAAGCCCTTGTTTCCAATACCACCGCATCTAACAACACCGCAGTAGGCTATCAAGCTGGTTATACCAATACTACTGGAGCATACAGCACTTATATTGGTTATCAAGCTGGATACACTGCAAGTGGAACTGGAAATACTTGTTTAGGTTGGTTTACTGGATATGGTTTAACAACAGGTGTTGGAAATACTTTTATTGGTGGAGCTAATCCATTAAATACTTACAACGCTGGATACGCTGTAACTTCAGGTTCTTATAATGTCATCATTGGAGCTTACACAGGCGGTGGCGCACCAATATCGGCAACAGGTTCTAACTATATTGTTTTATCAGATGGCGCTGGTAACACTAGAGAAGTTTTAGATCCCAATGGAAATGCGTATTTAAACGCAACATCCGCAACAAATATGACAGCGGGATTTTATTACATTCCCTCTGCTGCTGGCGCTCCAAGTGGCACTCCAACTGCAATTACTGGTCACGTACCAATGTATTACGATTCTACTAACAACGCCTTCTACATCTATAACGGTGCTTGGAAGAAAGTCACTTTAGCATAAGGATAGTTATGTCAAACACATACACAACAAAAATCAATTCAATGTACACAGTGCCTAATCCTGCTGGATATGTAGTAAATGTACTTTTTACTGTATCAGGTACAGATGGCATTCACACCGCATCAATTGGTGGCAATTGTCAGTTTACGCCAACAGAAAGCGGAAATATTACTCCATACGAGCAACTTACAGAAGCTCAAGTATTAGGCTGGATTAACGAAGCAACTGACAATCTTGCTAATTATTACGCCAACATTGATGGACAAATTTCTTCATTGGTGACTCCGCCCGTGTCACCTTCTAACACACCGCTGCCTTGGGCAACAGCATAAGGGGATTTACATGGCAATTGCATTAGATTTAGAAATTAACGAAGTTAACTATTTGCTACAACTTTTAGGTGAACAGCCAACTAAGACTGGCGCTTGGGTAGTTTTGTCTAAAATTAAAACTCAAGCTGATCCACAAGTACCAGCAGAACCGCAACCAGAGCAACCACAAGGCTAAAACATGGACTTTCAATTACTCTTTAACATTTCCTCAACGATTGTCGGAACTATTGCTGGATGGCTTTTTAAAGTCCTTTGGGATGCAATTCGTGATCTTAAAGAGGATGTTAAAGAGATTGAACGTGGTTATGTCATGAAAGATGATTACCGCATTGATATTGCGGAGATCAAAGGCACTCTTGCCCGTATTTTGGACAAGATTGATATGAAAGCTGACAAATCGTGAACATGGACACTCTTTCAATCGTGAAGTTTGGGGATAAAGATTCCCTGGGAGAGTTTTTGTTTGAAAATGGCACTCAACACCTGTTATTTTGGGAAACATTGACCGATGCTGGTCAAACTTACTCAAAATTCCCTATTACAGATGCCAATATTGACAACCTAGATGACTGGTTATTGGCTCACCAAGTAGAGCATCAAGCGCTTGCAGACATCCTTGGATTAAGTAATCCATTTAATATGCTTGATGTAGATTTTAATAAAGAAAATGATTTTTATGACTGGCTAGGCACTCATTACACCATTCATGAACAAATCGCTTCAGCTTTGGGGCTTTATTAAATGTTCCCCACCGCCAAAAAAAATCGGTTTTTTGCATTGCACAATCAGGTGAGAAATGGATGATGAATTAGACTCTGGTGGTGGCTCGGTCACCGTACAGGGAATATCAAATGAACAATTGGGATTGCAAAATGCAAGCCCATCTACTGTTGCTCCGATTTCTTCTGATATTGCATCTACTGTAGCTGCTCCAGTTGCTCAAGAGTTTACTTCCCAAGATCCGCAAATTCAAGCTGTTCAATCAGAAATACCTAATTTTCAAAGCATATTGCCTCAGGATCTAAGCGCTCAGATCCAGAATATGTCAAATGCATTATTGCAACAACAAACTCAAATTCAGACACAAGTACAACAATTAACTTCTGAACAATCTCAAGTTAATCAATATGCACAGGCTTACAACACTGCCGAAGCAAACTACGCAAACACTTACAATCAGTGGCTAAATACTCAAAGTGGAGTCAGATACAATAATTCCCCATTAACAATTGGTCAAATGATGTCTTTGGCTCAATCTAGAGGGTATTCTCCAGCTAATTTTTGGGGAGCAAGTTGGAATGCCGCTTTAAGTCACACAAGTTCCTTAGTAAATCAATATACTGCCGATCAAAATGCAGCGGCGGCAGCAAAGACTAATTACAACAACAGTTTATCTACCTATCAATCTAATTCTGCTGCATTGCAATCCGCTATTAGCACTTATAACGCTAATTACACCAATTACCAAGGTGCAGTAGCCACCGCTAACGGTGACATTACCGCAGCGCAACAAGCTGCTCAAGCTAAGGCGGCAGCCGATGCTCAGGCGGCGGCAGATAAGGCAGCAGCAGATAAAGCAGCGGCAGACGCAGCAGCGGCGGCACAAGCGCAAGCAGACGCACAAGCAAAAGCAGCAGCCGATGCACAAGCACAAGCGCAAGCTCAGGCTCAAGCGGCGGCTCAAGCACAGGCGCAAGCCCAAGCAACAGCGGATGCCCAAGCCAAGGCTCAAGCAGATGCGGCAGCCCAAGCAGCAGCCGATGCTCAAGCACAAGCGCAAGCTCAGGCTCAAGCGGCGGCTCAAGCGCAAGCTGACGCTCAAGCAGCAGCACAGGCACAGGCAGACGCACAAGCTGCACAAGATGCACAAGCAAAAGCAGCAGCAGACGCCGCAGCAGCAGCACAAGCGCAAGCACAAGCGCAAGCGCAAGCTGACGCTCAAGCCAAGGCTTTAGCAGATCAAGCGGCAGCTCAAGCAGCAGCGGACAAAGCAGCAGCGGATCAAGCGGCAGCCGATGCTCAAGCGGCACAAGAAAAAATTATTCAAGATCAAATGGCAGCTCAAGTTGCAGCCCAAGCTCAAGCGCAAGCGCAAGCTGACGCTCAAGCAGCAGCACAGGCACAGGCAGACGCACAAGCTGCACAAGATGCACAAGCAAAAGCAGCAGCAGACGCAGCAGCAGCTAAAGCAGCGCAAGACCAAGCCGTAGCTGATGCAATGGCAAAAGAAGCAGCGGATAAAGCTGTTCAAACACAGGCGCAAACACAAACATCAACAACCACAGCAGACACCACAGCAACAAGTAGCGGAACTGGCGGAACTGCGGCTGCTACGGATACGACAACTCCAACTACTACTGCAACCGATACTACAACTGCACCTCCAGTGACCACAACTGATACCACAGCTACGACTACGACACCTGCTACAACCACTGATACCACAGCGCCACCCCCTGCAACAACTGCCGATACAACTACAACGACAGCGCCACCCCCTGCAACAACTGCCGAGACAACTACAACGACAGCGCCACCCCCTGCAACAACTGCCGATACAACTACAACGACAGCGCCACCCGCAGATACAACTTCGTCACCAACAGCCACAACGACAGCGCCACCCGCAGATACAACCACTGCGGATACAACCACTGCGGATACAACCACTGCGGATACAACTACAATTTTGCCACCTGCAACGACAAATGCGCCTACTTCGCCAACAGCGCCACCTGCAACAACAGCTTTAAATGGTTTTTTTATCTCTACAGACCCGCTATCTAGCGCTTTATTGGGAAGTGCGTTAAGCTCAAGACCTGACGTATCAACTACCTCAGAACCTTATTTGCTCGGTACGGATGAAGCTCGTAAAAATGTTTGGAATACCGAATCACTTAAAAATGCGTTAGGAATATAAATGGCAAAACTTGAACAAACATTGGGAACGGATTTAGCTGCAATTGCTAAATTATTGCGCTCAAAAGGGCGTGGTAAAGATACTATTCTTGCCCATATTAACCCCAGAGAAGCCGCCCTTTTAAAACGTCATGGTGGTAGTGGTGATATTAACCCAGATACGGGTTTACCCCAATTTGATGACACGGGAGATCAAACTCCTATTGACCAAGCACCTGCTCCAGTTCAAGATCAAGCACCTGCTCCAGTTCAAGCGCAAACACAAGATCAAACTTCAGCACAAGCGCCAACTCAAACTTTTGATCCGCTTAGTTATAGCAGTGGTTTTGGTGGTGGTGGCGGTCAATCATATCAAGGTGACGCATCTTTACCAACCAGTCAAATAGCATCTGGAGCGCCATCTACAGCAGCATTTGGAGCTACTGGTGGCGCAACAATTGATCCTAATGCGCCTGGCGCTGCAACAGCATTAGAACCAACAACACCTACAGTAGATACTGGTGATAAAACTGCAAAAACCGATCAAGGAAAATCTTTAACAGATCAGCTAAAAGGTTTAAATATTGGTGATTTAGGAAAATTAGGTCTTGCTGGTGCTTTGGGCGCTTATGGCGCTTCTCAAGCTCGTAAAGGCGCTGCACAAACTCAAGCTGCTACTGCTCAACAGCAAGCCATTGCCGCTCCTTATCAACAACAAGGTCAGCAATTGATTGCTCAAGCACAAGCTGGACAATTAACTCCCACAAGCCAACAAGCCCTAGACGCTGCCAAAGCGCAATTAGCCCAAGCTACCGCCAATCGTGGTGGCGTAGGAGCGCAACAAGCAGCAACTCAAATATCCAATATTTATCAAACATTATTAGATAATCAATATAAATACGGATTGCAAGTCATGCAAATTGGTGACAATATTAGTTTGGGCGCTATTAAATCTGGTTTGCAACTGGATCAACAATTACAGCAATCTACTAACAATTTCTATAGTCAATTGGCAAGTATTGTTGGTGGTCAACCTATAAGGGTTTCATAATGGCTGAAACAAATAATGAACAATTAGCAGAAGCCGTTGGTACGGATTTAAAGCCATTTCCCTTTTTAAAAGAAGAAAAAGCAGCAAAGGAAAAAGCCGTTGAATCAAAAATCAAAGCGGAATCTGCTAAAGAAGGTGAAGTATTAAAGCAAAAAGGAGAGGCTTTAGAAAAAATTGCGTCTGAAGATAAGGCTAAATACGATGAAACCATGAGCTTGATGCAACCTGCTCCTGAGTTTAAGCCTACGCAAGACAATATGATGGATATTGGTGGCTTGTTTAGTTTAGTAGCTACCATGGGTATTGCTTTAGGTGGCAGCGGAAAGCTGTCATCTTTAAACGCTTTAAACGCTATGGGCGGTATGCTCAAAGGTTATCAAGCAGGTCGTAAAGATTTGTTTACTAAAGAGCAAGCAACTTTTGACAAAGAAACGGCTCGAATTAAAGAAATAAATGATCGTTTAATCAAAAATTTAGATCAATATCAAAAGTTAAGAGTTACTGACAAAGAGGCTGCTTTAGTAAAAGCGCAAGAAATTGCTTCTACAAACCCTGGTGTTATTGCTCAATTAGTTCAATCAGGTCGTGATGATGTGGCTGCTGAAATTGCCAAACGCAATAGCGACATGATTATTAAAATGCGTGAATTGGCTGCTAAACATAATGTAACTGGTATTGTTCTTCCAAAAGATAAAGACGCAATTAACAAATACACAACACGTTTTCAAATGATTAAAAACGTGGAGGATATTGAGTCTTTATTGCAAGATCCTAAATATCGTCAGTTAATCAATGTATCTACTGAATATATGCCAGACGTGCTTAATAATTTAAAAGAGAACTTTCCTGAGCTTTCTCAAAAATTAGCTCGTATTCAAGCAATGGAATTTGAAACTGGTGGCAAATCTTTGACCGCAAGCGAACAAAAAATTCTTGGTCCAATTTACAATTGGCGTGGTTTAAAACCTCAAGCGTTAGAGGAGCGTCTTAAAGGTGTAAAAGAAACTTTGCAGGATAACCTTGCTATTAGTGAAGAAGTGTATCCAGGTTTTAAACAATTAAGACCAAAATTAGAATCTGTTTACGACAAAACAGGTCGTGTTGCCGAAGTGCCTCAAGGAGATGGTGAAATTGATATTGATTCTGAGCGCAGTCGAGCTAAAGCGGCAATTGCAAAAGGCGCACCAGAAGATAAAATTAAAGCAATGTTTAAGGAAAAAACTGGTAAGGATCTCTAATGGATGATTACGAATCACTAATTCCTAAAAAAAGTAGCGGTGGATCAGATCCATACGCTGCCCTTGTTCCTAATAAAGCCAGCTTTCCAGAAAAAGCAGAAGGTTTTGTTTACGGTTTAGCCACCAGTATTCCAGGTACGCTAGGAGATATTGAAACCATGTTGCCTGGTGGATCTCAAGTAGGGGTTCAAGGAAAAGGCGTATTAAAAGGTCACGAAACAGTATTTCCAACGACTGAGAATGTTAGAGAAGGATTAACTAAATTAGGTTTGCCTCCACCTCCAAACCCTGCTGTAAAAAATTATATTACTGCTGGTGAACTAGCTCCTGCCGTTGCTGCTACTGGAACTGCTTTGTATAAAGGTGGAAAAGCTCTTTATGGAGCTGGGAAAAGTTTTGCTGAACAACTTAAATTAGGAAAAACAGCTAAAGAATTAGCTGAATCGTTAAGATCAACTGGCGAAAGAAAAGCTGGTGAAATCGCCAAAACTACTGGCGAGGAAATGACCGCTGCTGAACAACGTGTTGCTATTGCCAACAAAGCAGAACAAAAAGCTCAAACTGGCGCTGATTACGCTTTAAAACCATTGCCAGGCGTAGGCGTTGAACAAGAAGCTGGTAAATTTAAACCAGTAGCTCAAACATTCCAAGACATTGGAAACAGGGTTAAAGAATCTGCCAATAAGGTAATGGAAACCCTTAAAGCTAGACGTGCAGCTAACGCTGAAACAAACAAACAAGTTGCCTTTGGTGACGCTTTTCAAAAAGAATCAAAAGGTATTCAACCTATTCATAAATTAGATGCTTCTGGCAATGCTGTATTAGATGCTAAGGGTAAACCCGTAGAATCTGATTCTTATAAAGCTGCTGAAAAAGAAATTAAAGCAATTATTAAAAACCCAGCAACGGGTTTGACAGACGTGCCTAATCAGCAATCTAGGGATGTTTTAAGCAAGTTTTTAAGTGACATCAATCCACGTCAAGTTGATCCTACTACTGGTATTGTCACTGGCAGACCTGCAAGTTTTGAAGGTTTAGAAAACGTCAGACGTAGATTGTCTGATAGAGCTTTTGGCTTTCCTGAAACTGGTTTTGACGCTATCAATCAACAACAAGCTGGAAGATTAGCTGAATTGGTAGGAAACATTCAAAAAGAGTTTTCCCCGGGATTTGATAAGTTTTTAAAGCAATACGCTAAGGATTCTGAACCGTTGCGTGTTTTTCAAAGCAAAGTCGGTAAAGCGCTAACAGACGTTCAATTGCCAGGCAAAGGTGAAAACTTTGCCAGCGTGTCAGCACAAGACATTCCTGGCAGAGTATTTAAGTCAAGAGAGAACTTTGACGCTTTAATCTCTGCTTTTGGCAATGATCGTAAATTGGCTGAAGCTGAAGCAAAACGCTATTTTGCAAGCCAATTAGAGGGTAAGTCATCCGCTAAAGAAGTGGAAACCTTTATTCGTCAAAACCGTTCAATGCTTAAGGAAACCAATTCTTTGCCAATGGCTGAGAAATACGCTATTGATTTAAGAAAGTATGAGCAACGTGCTGGAGCAGCAGGAAAAACAGCTAAATCTGAACAAGCTATTGCTCAAGAAAAGAAAAGGTTGATGGAAGATTATCAAACTTTTGAATCTGATCTTGCTGTTGCTGCTAATGATCCAGCCAAAATTACCGCTGCAAGTAATAACTTGGCTAAAAAGATGCTTCAACACGGTCAAATTGACCAAGCGCAATATCGTGACTTACAACGTCAAATTGAGCAAGTAAGGTTGACCGTCAGGGATGCCAACGAAATGAAAGACAAAATTAAGTTATTTGTTTACAGGGCGTTGGGTTATGGAGCTGCTGCTACTGTTGGCAGCGGTTTGGCAACTAAGGCGTTTAGTGAATAAATGAGTAAAAAGCAAAAAGGATTAAACCCCGATCTTGAGGATGCTGTAGCTAAGTTATTGCGTGAAGTAATGGCTGACGAACAGGCTTCTCTTACTGATAAATGCAAAGTTATTGACCGCATGGTGAATATTGAAAAGCTAAAGCAGAAGATTAGTGATGATGAATGGGGTAGCGGATTTATTGCAGTAGATGATGAGGAAGGTTAAACTATGTTTTTGTTTAACTTTAAGGGGATATTAAATGGAAGCTGTAGCACTTGTTCGCCTAGCGTTAGAAATCATCTCAGACCGTTTGCTGGTGATATTGTCACTCGGTCTGTCGTTTGGTCTGGCGTGTTGGGCAATGTACGACCCACGTTGGGAAAGGCTTGTAACGATGGCTTTTTTCAGCATTTTCAGTTATCTTGTCATTAACACTAAGGACAGGCTGAAAGCTAAAACTGAACTTAACACTGAATAGGAAATAATATGCCAGATAGCATACAAATCATACCGCAGCCAGCACAAACCGATCCCGTTGCCAAATACAGGGTTTCAACACCTCAATCGCTTATTGATACTGACTTTGAATATGGTCAACAATCTACTAAATGGGAACAATTAGCGTTAGAGAACAACCGACAGTCTGTTTATTACTTTACCAACAATCCTTTGAATATCAGCAACATAGCTGGTAACGGTACAACAACAATTGTCATTTCTTCTACCTCAAACATTGGTGCTAATCAGCCAATTTTCTTGGAAGAATGTTTAGATCCTAATGCTAACGGATGGTGGTGGACACAATCATCAAATGCTACGGCAATTATTGCTACAACAACTGCTAACACTGCTTCTGGCACTTTATACAACCCTACCGCTACTTACGGATACCAAGGCTATTTTTATACCAATGCTGGTATTGCAGTAGCCCCATCTAGCACTATTGCAATTATTTTGAACTCTGGCACAGCCTATGTAAATACTACATACGCACACGGTTTGTCTGTTGGATCATTGATTTACATTGCTAACACTACTGGTGTTGCTGGTTTAAATGGCGCTTGGGTAGTAACTGGCATCCCTTCTGCCAACCAGTTTACTTTTGCCACTAGCTTAACAGGCACAGTAACAACTGGTACAGCTCAAGGTACTGTTTACGCAAGACCTTCTGGATATGTTGAAACCCGTGCTTACAACGGTTCAGTAAACTTTACTGCGGGTTCTGCTGTACCTAACCAGCAAATGATTCGTCAAACAAGACGTTATTTCCGCTATCAGTCTGGTAAAGGTATCCAGTTTTCCACTGGTTCAGTGTTAAAACCTAAATTATTGACTACAAGCGTTACTGCAAACGGATCAGTAATTACTGTTGTTACACGAACCCCACACAACTTGACTACTAATGCAACGGTTCAAGTTTCTGGTGCAACTTCCAACGTATATAACGGTATTTTTAAGATTCAAAGCACTCCTAACGCCAATACGCTTACTTACACAACTGTAAACAACGTAACTCCTGCAAGCAACGTAGCGGTAACTGCTACAGGATTGCCACCAATTGTTAATCCATATTCTTGGTATGGATCATCTAACAAAATTGGTTTTTTTGATAGCCAAAATGGTATGTTTTTTCAGTTTGATGGACAAACTTTGTATGCGGTTTATCGAAACAGTATTAACCAAATTAGTGGTGTTGTTGCCTGCACTCAAGGTAATGCAACTGTTACTGGTACTAATACGGCATTTACAAGTCAAATCAATCCTGGCGATTTCATTGTTATTCGTGGTCAATCTTATCGTGTAACTAATATTTTTAGCGATACAAGCATCAATATTAACCCTGAGTATCGTGGGGCAAACGTAACCAACGCTTTAGTATCAAAAACAATTGATTTAAAAATTCCTAGTTCGCAATGGTTAGATCCTTGTGACGGAACAGGACCATCTGGTTACACTCTTGATTTAACCAAGAATCAAATGTGGTACATGGATTATTCTTGGTATGGCGCTGGTGTTGTTCGTTGGGGTTTAAGAACCACTAATGGAACAATCAACTACGTTTATCAATTGCAAAGCAACAACATACAATCTGGTGCTTATTTACGTTCTGGTAATTTGCCTAGTCGTTATGAATCTAATGGTCAAGGTCAAGTAACCACTTTGTATTCAAGCATCACCAATACTGCTAACGTCATTCCAATTGTGTCTGCTGTAGGATTTAACCCATTAGGCGGTACAGTTAAAATTACTGGATCTGCTGTAAATGCTGCAATTGAGTATGCAAACTACACAGGTATTATTGCTAATTCGGCTTCAGGATTGGGTTACGATCAATTAACAGGAGTAACACGTGGTGTGACGGGCGGTGCTGCTGCAACAGCGTTTACTGCTGCATATCCATCAACCAATGCTATTCCCCCAGTTTCCGTAGAATACTCCCCACCTGATTCTGTATCAGTGATTTCACATTGGGGATCATCTGTTGTTATGGATGGAGGATTTAATAATGACGTTTCACTACTGTTTAACTACGGAACAACCTCAAACGTCAGTGTCGCAAACGGTGGTGTAGTACCAATCCTTGCTATTCGTGTAGCTCCATCTGTTGACAATGGAACAACTGGCACATTAGGAAACAAAGAAGTAATTAACCGTTTGCAATTGCAATTACAGGAATTGGGAGTGGTTACTTCAGGTACATTCCTTATCCAATTGATTCTTAACGGTGTTTCTACAGGATTTACAGGATCATTTGCTTCACCAACTCAAAACAATACATACACATCATCTATTTGCCAAGTGGCTTCAAACTCCAATGCTACTGCAACCATTACTGGTGGTGAGTCAATTGGTGCTGCTTTTACTAATAGCTCTGGTCAAACTACTTTAGCTTTAAGTTCTATTGCTGGTATTGGTAATGCTATCTTGGGCGGTGGATTAAACAACAACGTACCTTCAGGAACAAATGCTGGTCAGTTCCCAGATGGTCCAGATATTTTGTATGTAGTAGCAAACAACGTAAGCGGTTCGTCTGCAACCATTTTTGCCCGTTTAAGCTGGCAAGAATCACAAGCATAAGGAAAATCATGAAAGAAGAAAACGGCAAACGCAACAAAATGTTTACGGCTAAAGAATCAACTGCCGTAAGACCTGAAACTGTTAGCGACACTTATGGTCATCACAAACACTATCGCATTGGAACTATGCCAGCAGGAGGTTTCCAATCTGTATGGCGTTTTGAAGATAATCAAGACAGCAAAAACAGTTCTAGTTCATTCCCAGGTGGAAAGAAGGTGTACTAATGAAAGGTCATCTAAAACAAGGTCTTAACTTAAAAGCCATCGGTCAGACCATGAACCCAAAGCTCAAGCAAGGCGCACCAGAATCTTTGCCTGTAGCTGCTGGTGTTAAGACTGCCCGTGACTCACACAAAACTGAACCGCATAAGGAAAAAAAATGAACTACGCAGAAAAAATTGTAGATTTCTTGGACTCCATTGGCAAAGGTATTGGCAGCGAAGCTCACGTTATTGCTTGCCAGTTTGCTGCTTTTTTGGATCGTTTAGAACCACAAGCAGAAGCAGAGCAAATTGTTTCAGAACCAGCTCCTGAACCAACGCCTGAACCAACGCCTGAACCTGCCCCAGAACCAGCTCCCGAAGTGCCAGCAGAATCTACTATTGAAACTCCTGTAGAGGGTCAATAATTGGATAGAAAGCCTGTAGCTGCGCTAGTTGTAAGCGCTGCTGCGCTTGTTGGCATTGCTGTCAATGAAGGCTATAAGAGTACCGCTTATCAAGACGTGGTAGGCGTTTATACCGTTGGTTTTGGACAAGCTGACGGTACTAAAAAGGGTGACACTACAAACCCTGTAAGGGCTTTAGTAAAGTTACAAAATACAGTAGATCAAACTGCAAAAGAAATGGCTAACTGTATTCATGTGCCAATCTCACAAGGAGAATACGATGCATATTTGGATTTTTCCTATAATGTTGGGGTGTCTGCTTTCTGCCATTCAACCCTTAATAAAAAACTTAATTCAGGTGACTATGGCGGGGCTTGCAAGGAGCTGTTAAAGTGGGATACGGCTGGCGGTAAAGTAGAGCCAGGTCTATTGAAACGTAGAACAGAGGAATATGAAAAGTGTTCGGCTCAATCCAGTTCAAATTGATTGCTTACTTGATTGCTACCAGTTTGATTTTCATTGCTGGCTGGAGCATCAACGGCTGGCGATACGAGAAGAAAATTGCAAACGAGAAAATTGCTCAGGAGAGAGTCATCCAACAGAAAGAGGCTGCAAACCAGGCTGCTGCCGATCAAATAAGGAAAGATAAAGATGCTCAAATCAATGCTATTAACGATCAGCTTGCTAATGCTCTTATCAAGCTGCGCTCAAGACCCAGTCGTAGTCAATACAGCACCAACATTGGACAAGACGGCACTGGGAGATCCCTTTCTGCCGAGGATGCAGAATTTCTTATCAGGGAAGCTACCAGAGCAGACGAAATAAGGACTGCCCTGGATGCTTGTTACAAACAATACAATTCAATTACTCGGTAGCAATTAGTTGACCTTCAAAGGCATACGATCCTACGTGTGCCAATCGTACCCAAGGTGCAGCAAACACTTTGCCACCGATTAAACGCCATTCTCGGCAAAAGTGATAGTCCTCAGACAACAAACGATTGGTTTCAGGTTCAATTGAGGTAGCAAAATATTCAGAAATAGGTTCACCTTGCTTCATGCTGCCATTCAAATCCATTACATCATTAGAATAGCTTGGTACGTGTGGTCTTAACTCGTCAAAAACTTCACGTTTAATCATCATAAAGCCAGTGCCACCATTGAAAATCTCTACTGGCTGGTCAATAGGCACAGTTACTTCTCCAGCGTAGTCCACTAGGTTAACCACAAAGCTGCCTGTATGGAATTTAAGCTGATCGTTAGCCACACCATTGTCCATAGCCTGTCTAACACTATTCCAATTGATTTCTTTCTTAGGATAAATACCGCAAATGATGTCTTTGTCAGCTTGAAGCATGGTAACAATATCTCTAGGATCAAACAAAATATCTGAGTCAATAAACATTAAATGAGTACACTCAGTTTTCAAAAATGTTTGAGCCAATGAATTTCTAGCACGGGTAATCAAGCTCTCATTAAACATAAAGCTAAATGACAGTTGAACACCATGATCTGCACACACTTTAGTCAATTGAAGGATTGATTGAGTATAAAAACCAGCGCACATACCGCCATACATCGGAGTAGCCACAAATACATTGGGTGGCACTCGTTTTAATGGCTCTTGAAATTGTTTTACATCAAGTTTTTTCTTTTTTGACATGATTTTCCTTAGATAAAGTTGTCGGTACTAGCGTTTACATAATCGTTAATCAATATATTCTTTGTATCGTTAGAACATTCGTGCATACAAGTGGTTTTAGCATTGAACTTCTCAAAGTATTCTTTGGTTTCATTACTAAACCATAGCGTAGGAAACCGTTTTTCCTTAATAGATCCTATGCAACCAGTCTTATCGTAGGCTTTGTTATGACACGCATACACGTTGAGATCCGCCCCGATGACTGGCACGGTTTGCATGATGTAACATCTCTTATAGCTTCGTACACTAGAGTGACTGCTGCCAGGAGTAATGTTGTAAGTGCTATTGACACTAAAGTTTTCAGAAGTAATAGTTTGAATCTTTGCAAGCTGCTCATTGACTTCATCCGCTATTTCCTTGTGGTAATCATAAAAATCAGGCACGTACATCGGGCTATAACGCACATTCTCAACCCCTACCTCTTTTAATAATTGACTAAACCCCCATAAATTTTTGTAATTGTTGCGGTGCACAATATAATTAACACCTAGATTACAACTTTTATCTTTTATGGCAGCAAAATTCTTGATGTTTTTCAACACAGAATCAAAACTCTTTTCAGGCACGTTCCTAAAACGCTTCATTTCTTCACCGCTTGTGTAGTCCATGCTGACCCTTACCCACTTAGCTTTTGCCAATACCTCCGCACGTTCCTTTGCCAAGTTTTGACCGTTTGTAATTATAGATAGATCAAGACCTAGCTCTAGTGTCTTACGCATGATAGGCACTATGTCTGGATGCATTAAAGGCTCTCCCCCACCAGAATAAGTGACTGCCTTAGTACCCATATAGTGCAAGTCATACAAAATTTCCATCATCTTTTCGGTAGGAATGACATCATCTTCTTTCATATCTTCGTGCATACCGCTAATGATGTGTTCTTCTTCTCCCCCGTCTTTCACCCTAAAACCAGTGCTATACACGCAAAAGAAGCATCCGTGATTACAAATGTTGATTGGCTTTATACGCACATATAGCGGTGCTAAAACCTCCCCCGCCTCAAAAGATTTCAGTTTTTCTGGAAAATGGAATATTTTAAAATTGCTGTATTTGTTACTTTTCACATTAAATCCTTGTATTCAACAATAATGCAAGATTTGTTTCTTGTCATTGCCAGCTCATACGCTGTTTTGGCAAAATCCTCATTTAACACGCTATAAACAGGTATATCGGTCATTTCTCTAAGTGCGCTAGTGAAGTCTTGAACGTGTGTAGCGCCTGTATATAGCGGTTTTGTAATGTTTCCTACAATGCAACGAATGATGACTTTAGGATCAAATTCACCTTTGCTGATTTCTTTGATTTTGTCCAAATGGTTCACTAAAGCATCCATTGCGTTCATCAAAAAGTCCATTCTTTCAATAAAAACAACGGGTTTTAACCCTGTTAGAGCCATTCCGATGGCAACCCCCATCATCAAATTTTCTGCAACAGGCATTTCTAAGATTTGATTGTCTGACACGTTTTTTAAAGTGCCTAATGCACGACCTTTTTGCAGACCATAGCCTATGAACCGTGTTTTAGGATCTTTTGCAAGCTCAGTATTTGAGCTAGTAATCTGCTCTTTATAGGTCATTTTTCCTGTGCCTTTCTTAATATTGCATCGTGTATTTCTTTTGCCATTTCACGCCAAGACTTTGAATACCAATCGTGCTTATTGATAATTTCTTCACACTCATCTTCAGTTAATG